ACTTAACCCATCAGTTTTGTCTTGGCGATTTACTTTCTGCCAATCTTCGTCAACTTCAACATTCTCTCCCATAGGTTTAACATAGTTTTTATTATATCCTGGTTTTGCTACACTACCTCCTTGAAATAATGGCTCACCTGGTTTAAACTCAGAAATTGAATGATAAACCACGCTACTTCCTGGATATACTTTTTGAATTTCATCATTAATTTCCTTACGTGATGGAATTTTTAATTGTGGGAAAAATATTTTTAAAGAATAATATCTTCCCTTCCAAGTTAAAGTTACAGAAACTACATTTCCAGTTTGAGTTTGTAACCTAGTTGCTTCTTGTACTTGAGATTTAAATCCTTTAATTGTACCGGGTTTTATTACATCTATCACTTCTGCAAATGTATTCCCATCTAAATCTTCAATAGTTACATCTTCTTTTTTGACACAACGATTATATTTCTTACCAAAAAGTTTTTGATTTCCTTTTTTCTCATACCCAGGCCAACACTTCATTTCTTCCATTTCTCCGCCAGTAATATAATCCGCTGCAGTATCAATGTAATCTGCTGCCTTTGTGATTTTTGACTGTACCCATGCCTCTAGGTTTCCTTCTCCTCTTTCAACTTTTGAATTAATTCTTTTAATCGCATCTGCAATAGTACTCAATTCAGAGCGAGCCATTGAGTACTCTTCGTCCTTTACAGACACTTTATCCCAAGCTTTTTCTCCATAAGAACATTCCGATCTTGTTTCTCTCTTGTGACAAAGAGGACAGTATCTTTCTTCTTCATGCATATGTGTTTCCTCGGTTTTTGTTCCCCAGTTTGCGGCACCAACCTTACGGCATTTAACTAATGCTCCAGATGCATATGCACTAGGCCAAACTTTATATCTTGATTTTACTTTAGAGTAACATGCATCTTTTGTACCACTACCTTTACTTGGTATATCTTTACTCTTTTCGTTTAGTTCCATTGTTTCCTTAAGATTTGGTTCTGGTTTTATATAATTAGGATCCTTTTTTCCTTTTGCAAAAGTTCTGACATTTGTTGGTTTTGCTGCACCAGATTTTTGCTGTTGTCCTGGATCTTGTTGACGTTTTCTACGAACTGCTGCCCTGATTATTGATTCTCCTTTTTTACCCTTTCTTTTCAATGCGGAAAGTCTCCCAGAACTAAAACACTTTGGAGTTTTAGTTTCACCTGGTTCATTTGCACAAGGAGAACCATCTGCTTGAACCCATCCTGGTTTTCCGTCTTTTGATTTTGATCCTTTAAACCACTGATGGAGATTTCCTCTAGATTTGAATTCAGTTTCTTCATAAGCAATACCTCTTTTGGTATGTCTTATTTCTCCTTTTTGTTTAGCAATCAATTTCTTTGAAGTTGATGCGAAGTTTGCGGTTGGATTTTCGTCGGGAACTAATTTTGGTTTTTTATCATATTCATCCACATCCCCATCATTATCCCAATCAACATACTGAATAGATGCATGTTTAACCAATTGTCCTAAATCCAAATTGGGATCCAACTGATGTTGCTTACCTTTTAAATGGGCAGTCTTGTGGGAAAACTTTGGATACTTCATTCAACTGATTTTGACTTAGTTTCTTCACCTTTTGCTCTTTTTCTTCTTCCTGCACAATGAGCACGTTGAGAAAATCCTTTTGGATTTGAGCAATTAATATTCTTCTTATATTTATTACTCCATTCTTCTTGAAACTCTTTAAATGTTTTCATTTTGGGATTGCTGTTTTAAAAGTTTAGCCAATTCTGCAGTTGATCCAACAAAAAGTGCATTATTTACAGTTGTGGGACCTTTAACCTTTTCTTCTTCAATATCCTTTAACTTCTTCTGTAAGTCCATTAATTTATCAGTTGCATCAGCAACATTTTTTATTAATTGTCCGGCTACTTCGTATGCTCTTGGCATTTCACTTTCTTGTGCCAATTCAAGAATTCCATTTATAGCTTCTTGTCCCTTTTCTATTAATGAGTACAAATTTCCTCTTGTATAGTCATAATCTTTTTTGATATCATTTGGTGGAAATTTAGTTTCTTCCACATCTTTCTCATATTTTTCTATAGAAACATCAACATCAAAATCAGTCTTATCAATAGAATCTTCTAAAAAATCATTAGTGTTGAATTCTTTATTCAAAGAATCAAATTTTTTTGTCATTTTCATGCAAACTCCCCATCAAATCCAAAATTATCACCGACTTCTATCAACTGATTATCTTCTTCAGTTATTTTTCTAATTTGAGAACCTAAAACATGTAAAGACTGTTTTGTATTGTTATATCCCCTAACAACTGTTAATGTATTATTATCCTTTGAAGTTATACGCATTGTTTCATCATCTATGGTAATATTGGAGTTTATCTCTAAACTGGAAGAATCATCTACAATAATTGTAGACTGTGTATCATCTATATCACCACTTAATAAAGTAGAGGAGTCTCCTGTATAATTTTTTGTAGCTGTTGGTGTGACAGAATAAATCAAATCTCTACCACCAGTTTTAGAACTACTTCCTGATGATGATGCAGATATGTATCCAATAGTAACTTTTTTGATGATATCGGAAGAAGATGTTGTAACTGGACCGAATAAGTATGTTTTTGCAGTAAATCTAAGTGTATATACTAAAGATCTTCTTGTAGAATAATCACCTTCATAATCATCACTCATCGTTATTCCTTCTAGAACTATTGGTATATCTCTTTTTTCACCAATCTCTTCAATTACATCGATGGATAGATTATATGATGGTTGAAAGTACGGTAATATTTGCTCCACTATTTGTAGCATATCATCATTTAATTTTGTCATGATACTAAGTTCAAATTGCATATTATATGGGACAGGCATATATGCCTTTTTTTCAACACTTTTATCCGAAGAAGATGCTGTTATAAAAGTTTGAGTAGTTGTTACTTTTCTCGCTGCGTCATAAGACAACCCAACAAATTCAAATGACATTCTAGGTAAAGTCATTTGAATTGGTCTATTTAAATCCGCAGACTGTTCTAATCTTGCTAAAAACTTTTGAGTTGGACCATAGGCTAAAGGAACTTTAATAACACTAACAACATCATTGTCACTATTTTTATGTTTTATTGATATATTATTAAATAGAGTTCCAAATGATATAACAGTTTTTCTCAATATCTCGTGATAAAAATACTCAAACATTTTTTTTCTTCTTTAAATTTTATTTATGGCATTCCAAATGGATTTCTTTCGCTAAAATCTAAAATTTTATCAGATTCTATTTCAATCTCCTCATTTTTTGCATATGTATCCGTTGTATCAAATTCTGATGATGTTATAATCTGCCTACTTGCACTACTTGCTGATCCTACGATATTTTCTCCAACAATAAAATAACCGGAAGATTTTGATATCTTTAATGTGTTATTTTTAGAATTCCATGATTTAACTTTTGCTGTTGTTCCACTTATAGAACCTGTAACGGTTTCATTTGGTATATAAGTACCAAAACCTGCTGTAGCTGGTGAATCTATTTGGATTGATGGGATAGATGTATATCCAAATCCAGCATCTATTATTCTTATGGATACTACTGATCCCGAAGAATTTATTAATGCTGTTGCTTTAGCAGTTTCTCCAACTCCAACACCGGGTGAACTTATTGTAACAATCGGAGGAGAAAAATATCCAGATCCACCATTAGTTACAGTTATAAATCCAACAATACCATTAGCAATTTCTGATATAGCTTCTGCCCCGTTTCCACCACCACCAATAAATGTAACCTTTGGTGCTACTGTATATCCGTATCCAGAATTAACTATTCCTACTCCCTGAACTTTATCCGAAATAGTTCCCTCACAATCCACTATTCCAGAGATCATAGTAGCAATTCCAATTGCAGTTAATCCTCCTGTTGGTGCAGATGAGATGGCAACTCTAGGCGTAGAAGTATATCCACTTCCTCTATTTGTAACAGTTATTTTTCTAACGCCACCATTAACAATCTGAGATGTTGCTACAGCAGAAGAAGCTGTTCCAATCAGTGTTAATGTTTGAATGAATCCATAATCTTCAAAATTATCATCAATTTGATCGATTGTTGTATCAATATCTTCATCCTGATATCTGAACAATTCACAACTTAAAGTATAAACATAATTTTTTTGAAGTTGATAAAAAGGTTTTTCGTGCTCTACGTATTTAACTTCAAAAATTCTATCACCCAAAGGAAAATAAATTAAATCACCTTCTTTTGGTCTAGATGACAATTCTATATTTGATAAATTTTTAGTAAGAGGTGCGATATATGAATCAAATCTTTCCTTTGATATTACTAGTGTTAAATCATCCAAATCTTGAACGCCAAATTTTGACATTAAAGTCCCCAATCCATTATATCCTTCATAATTTTCCACATACGCCTCTAGTGGGTATGCGTTTTCAAATGTGGATTCAATAACCTCTCTTATGACAGTGTTTACTGTTAAATATCTTCTGGGTAAATAATATACTTCTACTCCATATATTTTTAGTTGTTCATTTATTAAATCTTGAATTAACCCTTGCTCGGTTTTTGTTCCTTGCTGAAAAAATGGATTAAGCATATTCTTAGCCTATCATATCTAATGGTGGCAACTCATAAGTATTCGACATTTTTTCCATGATAGAATCTAATTCTCTTTGAGCATCGTCGTATAATTGTCTTCCATTTAATTCAACTCCACCAGGTAATTTAACTCCCTGAAATTTTATTAAATTTTGTCCCCATTGCCTTTTCAATAATGCAGTTAAATATAACTTTAAGAATGAGTCATTCCATACCTTAGAATAATCATTTGGATCCAAAGTTCTATAGCAGTCTATTACTAGATAATCACCAACACGAACACTACCCCAATCAATGTCTAGATACAATCTATCCATTCTTTTATTAAATCTTATTTGTTTTTGCGTAGTAAGTATAAAATCAAGATCTTCAAGATAAGTTTTTAGCATCGCATAAGTCAATATCTCCACAGATCCCCAATAATAAATATCATTTAAAAATATTTGATATTTCAAACTAAACATATTATTTGTAGTTGTATTAGTTCCATCAAAATGATATACTTTTTGAATTCCAATTACTGATGGTGGAATTTGTAGGAAATTACTATTTTCGGTATATGAAAATGTAGTTGCACTTCCAACTATTGTTGTGGAAACATTTGTTGTTGTTATTCCAGCAGTTGCTGAATTTCCTGCTGGTGCTCTACCACGATCTATGTCATCTTGTGTTATTTTGTACTTTAAGTATACTTGTGATACACCATCAAAATGTCTTTCTTGAAAGAATTGTATGGCATCATCAACTAGATCGTCAATTTGCTCATCCGCAACATTTATTTCCAATACTGGCGCACCCAGTTTTCTCTTACAGTAATCTATTAGTTCTTGTCTAGTAGATGGTTGCGCCATTTATTTAACCCTTTAAAAATATTTATTTAATTAATTGAGAAACTACTTCTTGTTGCTTTAAATAAAGTTTAAAGTAACACTTTGCAATTTTTTTTAAATCGTCAATATTATCTATACCATCAATTTCAGATGCAACTTTGAAATATTCAAAACTTTTACTTAGGTTTTCTAATTCTATAGTATCAGGATCCAACATTTTTTACTATTACCTTTAATAAATTTTTTATATCATCTAATTCATTTTTTAATGAATGTAATTCATCTTCAATCGATTCCATTTTTTTCTTTTCATTTTCTTTTGCATTCTTTTTTGATATGTATGAGTTATATTCTTTGGAATTTTTGTTAATGATAGCATTTGTAGTGCTATCTCTATATAACCCCGAATATCCTTCTACTGGTATTAATGACATATTTATGCTAGAGCGATTATTCTTAGATTTTTTATTATCGGAACAAAGGATTGGGTTTTACTAGTTCCTACTAATTTTATACTAAATTTATTAAATGTAGTATTTAAATTAGCTGTAAATTCATATTCTCTAAAATCAGAATAAGAAGGATTTGATGTGTAAATATCAAGTTTTGCTGGTTTAGTATCCGGAGTTCCATCACTATTTTCTAGATTTATAATCGAACCATTATCAGGATTGATATTAGAATATCCTGGGAATAGAATGAAATTACTTGCATCCTCTCCAATAGAATATAATGCTCTTATATCCGCATCATTATGAATATATGCATCTAATATAACTTTTATTGATGTAGCTGCGTTTTCAAGTTTTATTTGCTTAGTCACATAAGTGAATAGATTTGGATCATCAGATAAACTATTAACTGAAGGATCTTTAGTATAGTCTAAGATAGGATTGTTTATTTTATTACTAATAGTAGTCAAACTCATTTTAGACAAATCTATAACTGGACTGATTCTAGAATCATTCGTTGACAAATAAACATTCAAACTAACAGATTTGTTATTGGGAATGTCAAAAAGATTATTTTCTTCGTTAATTTTTGATGCTATGACTCTAGGTGAATCAAAATAAACATAAGAATTATTAGAAATATCTTTATATCCCTGATCAACAAAAGAAACCTCAGAACCGCCTAGACTTGTTCCACTAACTGTTCTTATTGTAGATTTTATTGTAGTTCCTGATGGAGTTATATTTGATATATTAGGAATCGCAATTTCAAATGGAACATTATAAGTAGATTTTCCATTTGATCCACCAACTTTTGTCTGTTTTAGGAACTTAAGTTTTCCATTTCCAGTATTAACGCTTCTGTCAACTCCATTATCTGACATGTCAACCTTAACATAAAAATAATCAGAACCAATTGGATTTTTTATAGATTGACTTACGTTGGAAAGGTTATGAATTTTATTAATTCTTCTTAGAGAAACTCCAACAAGTTCATATTTTTCAACCAGTGTTTCTATGTTATATGTTGTTCCTATAGTATTATCAATTTGTCGAGTAACACCAGTTAAGGTATTTCCGCTTACTCCAGTATATCTGAGTATTTCATTGGTTATTTTAACATAACCGGGATTAGATGGACTAACAGCAATACCTTCAAATGTGGAAAAATTAGTGGCACTAGAAAGATTAATTACGGTGTCTAATCCAGAATCATTTGGATATTTTGCAGTTAAGGTAGTCTTTTCTACATCAGAACCAATATCTCTTAATACTACACTATTTGATGAAGAATGCATTCCATGATTTAGATGAATAACTTTAAAGTGTTCTCCGTCACTTAGAGTAGTAATATTTCCTATTGAAAGTTCTGTTCCATTATTTGTAAAATCGGTTGTTACTCCAGAACTATTAATAAATTTAATTTTGTCGGTAGAAACTGTTGAATATTCTCCCTGAACATTATCAATTATCAACTCATTATTTCCAGAAACTTTGGATACACTTAATTTCATACCAAGTCCCAAGTTATTTGCACCTAAACCTATTGATACTGGCTCCAATACATCGCCAACAACATATCCAGAACCACCAGATACGATAGTGGCACTTGTTGCTCCCCCATTATTAACTACGATATTGGCAGTTGCATTACTTCCACTTCCGGTTACACTTCTAAGAGAAACTGAGTTATATGTATAACTAGATCCAGTGTAACCAACTCCAGACTGATTTATAGTAAGTTCAGAAATACTTCCTGCATATCCAACCAAGTTACCAATTGCAGTAGCAAAACCTACCTGACTTTGTACTATAGTATTTCCAAATTCTAAATCCGAATTTGTTATTGTTCCAGATAATGAAACTCTAACTTTATTGGATTCTACGATTATTGGATCTTTTGATAAAGACTCTAAATTTTCTGGTAAGGTAGAATTATATACTTCAAAGAATCCAGAAGAACCAAATTCTGCTCTGTAGAGTTTAAATGTCAAATCTTCATAACTACTTGGTTCCCAAGTAGAAGCATTTTGAGATTTAAAGAGTGATCCAAGAGTATTTTGGGTTGAAACTAAAACTCTATTCCTTTCATTAGATAAAGTTGCAACATCGAATTCGCCAAATCTAGATATCCAAACATTATACTCATCAACTGTAGAAATTATGATAATAGCATATTCCTTTTCACCTTCCAAAAATATTGGATAATCGAATTCAAAAATAGTCTCTTCACTGGCATCTTCACTTACTTTAACTTTATCTGGAGTTAATTCAACTTCTGATCCATCTATAATTTTTTTATTTGGAGATCCTTCTGTACCGACTTCTCTTATTTGAATAGTAACCGGTTCAGTTTTTGCTTTGGTTCTAAAAAACAATCCAACTTTAGTTAGATAAACTCCAGTCTTATCATCAACCATAAATGATTGGGCTAAAGGATCTCTGTAACCAGTGTCTCTAGAACCTATTACATTGCTAGAAACGCTTGTCGATGAACCTGTTTGTTGAGTATCAGAAAGAGGTGTTCCTGTTTCTCTAAAAGTATCATCTACTTCCACGGAAGCATTTCTTATCGATAATGTTGTCTCTTGCTTTATATCTAAATCACCCTGAGAATAAAATGTCTCTTCGGATATTGTGGTAACAACTCCAGGAATTTCTGAATTTACTGAACTACTAGTTAAGCGTAATCTTCCCCTTCCGGTTTCGAATTTAGGAGATCCATTTTCTCCACTTGGGACATAGAAAGAACCTATAATAGTACCAATTCTATCTGTTATTAATCTAATGTTTTTAACTATTGCCTGTGCTTTACTATTTTTTCCAGTTAATATCATTCCTGTTTTTAAAACCCCATTATAATTTCCACTGCTATCCGAAGATAATGAATATGTATCAATATTCAATAATGTGCTAGAATCGCTATATTCTTGCGGTATAATTTGCTCTCTATCATATGGATTTCTATCAAAAGTATCTGTAGGATTATTGTATGGACCATACTTGTGGTTTGATTTTGCCAATCTAAATGTAATCTTAAATGAAGAGTTTTTGGAGTCTTCCTTCTCAAATATTCCAATAACATCTTCACCAGATTCAAATTTACCTGTATTGGAAATCATTTCTATTTCAATTAGTTTACTAAAACAATAGTCAGAAATATTAACACCATCAAAGAATGGATATATCTCAGTATAAGGTTTCATTCTTTTTGCTGTAAATTCAATATTTCTATTTCTCATGTATGTAATTACATCTCTTTTTGCTATTCTATCGCCAAGAGATGCCGTATCTATTCTTTCAGTTACTGTATTTTGTATTCCTGATCTTTGTCTGGATAGATTTATATCTAAAAATGTATTAGTTGTTGTTACTGTAGTTGAGACTGTTTCTTCAGTTGTTATTGCAAAGTTTGGGGGAACTTCAGTGAATTTTTTTCTATTTGGAGCACTATTTCTAAATTCCTCTAGAGATCCTGCACGAGTTCCCGATTGTGTACCAACTGAAGTACTACTATTTACTTCTTGTCTTTGATTTAAATCAACACCTGTTATTTCATATGCACCCCAGATTATTGGACTTACTCC